CAAGTACGAAAAGGATGTTGATGTTGCTGAGATTTCTCGTCTGACAGGTAAGACTGTTGATGAAGTTATCGGCAATGCGTCTCGCATCTATCGTGACTTTATGGATTCTCTTCGCCCCTACGATGAGATGGTGGCAGAAGAGGGTGAAGCTGCTCTGATTCGCAGGTTGTTTGAAGAGCAGAAGGCCACACTTACCCTCAATGAAACTGGCAGACAAGTTCCCACCAGTGAATCATTGGTAGCCATGAAGGCTATTGTTGGTGACTTCTCCAACCAAATCTATGATCTGGCTAAGCAGGCCGAAGAGGCCGATCAGGCTCAGATCTATAATTTCAACAGCTTTGATCGAGCCGTTGATAGGCTTGTGGGTGTTCTTGAGTTCTACAAAGAAGGTACCAATTTCTTTGGTGGATCTCTCAACTCACTAAAGCAAAGCATCACCAAAAACGTTGAAGCGGGCGAAGCAGCAATGGCTGCCCGTGACTTCGAAATGGATGATGTTGTCACCACACGTCGTTTGAAGAAGTGGGCACAGGAAGTCAAGGATGCGTATCGAAGGGGTGATGCGGAAGCCGTAGATAAGATGCGAGCCTTGGTTCGTGCAATGGTTCTTGCTGGGGGTGATCCATCCAAGACCGTTTCTTTTGCTGGCACTGCGATGCAGATGTTTGGCAAGAACCAGATGTCGCTCTTCTACAATAGCATTCTTTCTGGCACCAAAACCATCATCCGAAACTTCTCTGGTGTCTATCGCTTGGTTGAGGCCCCCACTAGCATGGCCATCAGCGGTGCCTGGAAGGGCGATAAGGCCACGATCAAGGCTGCCCTTGCTGGGTATAGTGCCATCACTCAAAGCACCCAGGAGGCCCTTAGGGTGGCCCTTAGGACGTGGCAAACAGGTATCCCTGCTTCCTCCACTGTTCACCGGGTGGTTCAGGATGCGGAGTCTCTTGCCATGCTTGAAGCCATGGGACAGATTGCTAAGACTCCAACAGAGAAGTTGACGGTCGCCCTCCTCAAGGCTCAGTATCGTTCTGCTGAGTTTTTGGATTTCCCTAGCCGTCTGCTGGTCAGCATGGATGATGCCTTCAAGACCATTCTTGTGCGGCAACGGATTGCAGAAATTGCAACCTATAAAGCCTATCAAGAAGGCCCCTTGGATGTGGCAGCTCGAACAAAGGCATACGTCAACGAGTATGCTAAGTATATCGATCCAAACACTGGTCAGATCAAAGATGCTGGTCTCCAAAAGTATGCGGAGATTGGCACCTATCAGAACGATCCAGGAGTGGGTCTGAATCACCTCTCGGCTGCTCTCGACAATCTTCCGTATATTGGACCTGCTGGTCGCCTTGCGATTCCATTTATTCGTACCCCAGCAAACATCTTTGCATACCAACTTGAGCATCTGCCACTGACGGCTAAGTTCTCAAAGCAGTATCAGGATGCAATGGCTTCCGGTGATCCATTGTTGATTGCTGAATACGAAGGACGTCAGGCCGTGGGGACAATGATTGTAGCAGCTGTTGCGCCTATGGCATGGAATGAGATGTTTACGGGCAACATTCCAATTGACTCAAAGGAACGTCAGCGGTGGCAGAAGCTAGGCATTCAGGCTCGTTCTGTCAAGATTGGGGGTCAGTACATCTCGTATAATGCTCTGGAACCTCTTTCCAATATCATTGCTGCTGTTGCGGATATTATAGCGGTTTTCAAGGTAGGCGGTGCTGATCTTGGCGAACGACTTCTTGGACAACTTGTCCTGGCTTTTGCAGCAAGCTTTACCGAAAAGAGTTACTTTTCTGGTTTGGCTGCTCTTGGTGAGTTTCTAACCCCTGAAAACTGGACCTCCACTACGGCCATGAAGGGCCTCCTTAGCATGGCCAATAACCAAACACCTATTGCTGGGGCTCGTAGGGCATTGTCGAACAGCATGAATCCGTATATGCGGGAATACAGCAATGAGTTCGAACGCCTTCTGAATGTAGCTCTTCCTGGCTATGCTGTGACTCGTCCAGAAGTCATTGATGTGCTTACGGGTAAACCACTCCGCAACCCAAATGGTGGGCTTTGGAATGCCAACGTCCCCTTCGAAGTGAGCCCTGAAAACAAGGATCCTGTGGCTAAATTCCTTATGGAGATTGAATTTGCCTGGAAAGACAGTTTGGATAAGGCCCCAAATGGCCGCCCCATGACTGCGGAACAGAAGCAATTCATTCGCAAGGAGATGTACCGCAACGGACTTCGCAGGGACATTGATAACCTCCGCAAACTGGATTGGGTTAAGGAGGACCTTACCAAGTGGAAGAACCGCAACAAGGGTGCCATGAGTGACTACACTCGTGATACTCCGCTGGTCAATGATGAGGTCAAGAAGCTTTGGGATGATTCCAAGCGTCGAGCCTTTGAAAAACTAGAGCTGGAAGATGCGGTGATTGCGGAACAGAACCGTAAAATTCGTGCTGCCCAGTATCAAACCCAACAGGGCAACTACAGCCCCGATCAACCAAGGGATTTCAGCACCGCTGATGTTGAGGGGTTGAACAGAGTCTATCAGGACATCATGAACTTCAAGTAAACCATGGCTGTTACTCAGAACACCTATACGGGGAATGGGTCTACCACGATCTATTCCCTGTCTTTTTCCTACCTGGATAAGGCCGATGTCAAGGTTACGGTTAACAACGTACTCGTAACCAACTACATCTTTGCCACCGCTTCGTCCATTCAGTTCTCGACGGCCCCTTCTGCTGGGGCTGCCATTCGAATCTATCGGGACACCGATACGGATCAGACAAAGGCCACCTTCTTTGCTGGTTCGGCCATCAAGGCCAAGGATCTGAATGAGAATTTCGTTCAAAATCTTTATATTGCCCAAGAAACAGCTAATAATGTAGCGAATGCTGTTGCTGGTCAGATACCGGCAGGCACCATTACTGATTTACAAGTAAATGCTACCGCTAATATCAATGCCACCAAGTTGGCCTTTACCCAAAGCGGCACTGGTGCAACTACTAGGACCGTTGAGGCGAAGCTAAGGGATGTTGTATCCGTTAAGGACTTTGGGGCAGTAGGAGACGGGGTGGCGGATGATACGGCTGCCTTCAACGCAGCGGCAGCAGCCAGTTCCGATGTGTTTGTCCCAAACGGAACCTATCTGATCAATAACGCGGTCAACATTTTAGACAATCAAACATGGTTCTTTGAGGGTTGCACTCTTAAGCACACAGACGACACCAAGACCATCCTTCGCGCCGACAGCAAGACAGGATTTAGCTTGCTTGGGAAACTGGTGCTTGAAGGAACCCTTGTTACGGCTGCCACAACGGCTGAGACTGGGCTTTATATCACCAACGGCAAACGGTATCGAGTCGAAGGAGTTGAAGCTAGGAAGTTCAAGGGTAAAGGGATTTGGTTAGATGGCAGCACCGCTGGTGCGTTACGTGGCGACCGTGGACAATTTACTGATTGTGCTGCTTACGACTGTACGGTTGGCATTCAAATTGATGCAGGCGCTGGTGCTGAGTACAACACCTGGACAAACACAAACATAAGCGGTTGCGTGACTGGCATGGCTATGGCAGCCGGTAACAACACCGTCGTCGGTGGCAGCATTGTCGATAACTCTTATGGAGTTGTCTTGACAGCAGGCTCTAATCATTGCCACGGCATGTTTACTGGTGTCAACATCAACCACAACAATGTCTATAACCTTCAAACAACTGCTGTCACTTTTGGTCATTCGTTTACTAATTGCCATTTCTACGGAAACAACAATGCTGGAGCCGGTGCGATTTTCTTTGATAACTCCAAAGGAATAGTTCTTAATGGAGGCGATCTGGATTGCTGGGTTTACAATTATTCAGGCGTTTCTAGTGGCTACAATTATATCAAAAACATGTACTGCCCTGGCAGCTACGGAGACGTTAAGCGGCTGGCGGTTGGTGGTGTAATGCCAACGGAACTAATTGTTCAGAAATGCGACGGGCCTGGTGCTTATGATTCTGGCATTTCGATCAATGATCCTGGCCCCGTCTATGTCAATGCTCGACGGTTGGCCGCAACTACGCAAAGCATTGTGGGCAACACCACTCTGCTATTCCCGTCTGTCTTGCTTGATAGGCGAACCGCTTACAACAGTTCAACCGGAGCGTTCACGGTTCCGGCAGGACAAGGTGGACAGTATCGACTTATTGCTAACCTTTACTTTTCAGGCACTGCAATGTCGGCAACGGCAAGCTACGTTGATGTGCTCGTAAACAGTGGATCCCCGCGTTTGTATTTGCTGACTCCATACAGCACGACAATTCTAACAACTACGATTGCTCAAGACTTTGGTCTTTCCGCTGCCGATGTAGTCACGATAACGGCGACAATCAACGGCACTACCCCGGTGTTTGGTGGCTCTACGTGGACGTCAAGTTTCAGCATTGAGCGTATTGCTTGACCTATGGCTAAACCAAAAGGCCCCCTCAATAAGACAACCCACGTCCCTGGTCCCCCGAAGAAAACTAAACAGGGCCAGGGACAACATTCTTTGCCCAATCATGGGCGTAAACAATCACGAGGTCAAGGTAAATGATCACCATTTTCGGCATCAAGCTGACCTATGAGGCAGCTATCTTTTTCGGACTCTTCATTGCTTCTGAGGTTATTGGTCTCAGCAAGTACCGCTCCAACAGCGTTGTTCAGGTTCTGCTGAAAGTCGTCGCCCTGCTGAAGCCCCTTCGGTCTGAGGATGACAGGATCCAAAAGGTCAAGGATTCTTTTAAGTGAAACTTTGCACTAAATGTAATCAAACAAAAACTTTAGAGCATTTTCACAAAGTCGGCCACAACCGTAAAAGTCCAGATGGACTGCGTACAATTTGTAAGGATTGTGCAAAAGCCACAATGTGGGGCCCTAGCATGAAAAAACGCTATGGCCTCACTATTGAACAATACGAGCAAATCCTCGCTAATCAAAATTACGCCTGTGCAATTTGCGAAACTAAAACTCCTAAGGGTTTAGGAAAGTTTGAAGTAGACCATTGTCATCAAACTAATCAAATTAGGGGTTTGCTGTGCCGTAAATGCAACAGTGGAATTGGACTACTCGGAGATAATGTTGATGGACTTGCTAAAGCGATTGCTTATTTACGAAAAGCAGAGCTATGACAAACATTTTGTTACCAGTGGCTCAATATTATAGTCAGGTTGATAGCCGGACTATGCACAGTGATCGTATGTGTTTTTCTAGCACAATGGCGATGGCCGTCAAATATCTACGGCCGCAATCACTTCTTGGCTCTAACGCAGACGACGACTATCTCCGCACCGTGCTTAAGTTTGGAGACACTACAAATTTTGTAGCACAAACCCAAGCTGCCAAGGAGTATAAGGTACGTGCTACCTTCCACAAAAACGGCAACCTCAGTGCCCTCCAAAAGCGGCTAGAAGATGGTGTTCCCGTGCCTGTGGGGTTTCTCCATCATGGTACGCCTACGGCCCCTCGTGGGGGCGGCCACTGGGTTCTCCTGGTGGGTATGACGGATACTCATGGTATCTTTCACGATCCGTATGGGGAACTTGATAATGTCAACGGCGGCTATGTGAGTCGTGGAAGGGGTGGCAAACAGGTCAGCTACTCCTGGAAGAACTGGCTTCCACGTTGGGAGGTAGAGGGACCCAATACTGGGTGGTTTATGGATCTTCGTAGGATCGAAGACGTTAAGCCTGCCCCCGCTGCGGTGCCATTCGAGAACAGCTTTAATGGTGTTAGGAAGGCTGCGGCTAGTCTTGGAGCCAAGTTTCCAGAGGTTGTAGCAGCACAGTGGGCACTTGAGTCCAGCTGGGGCGTCCACACGTCTGGAAAGAACAACTTTTTCGGCATTAAGGGCACTCCAGGCACCGCAAAACAAACATCGGAGTTCATCAATGGGAAGTGGATCACCATTTCCGATACCTTTAAGAACTACGAGACCCCTGTCGAATGTATTGATCACTTGATCACTCTTTGGTACAAGGACTACAAGGGGTACAAAGGCGTCAATCGTGCCTTGGATTGGAGGGAATGCTGCCACCTACTTCAGAAAGAGGGGTATGCAACAGATCCTACCTATCCATCCAAACTCATTCAAATCATCTTGGAGAATAACTGATGGCATCCATTACAACCGGTGGCTCTACCAGTCCCGGCACCTTTGCTACCGAAGTTAGCACTACGGTATTTTCTCTTGGAGCATCACGTTCCATTACTCTTGCGGCTACAAGTACAAACCAAGCACTGACGACAACGTGTCGTTTTGTGTCAATTAAATGTGCTGGTGGTAATCACTGTCATTATACAATTGGTGTTGGGGCTCAAACTGCGACTGCTTCGTCTCATTACCTGCGTACTGGTGAACGAATTCTACTAGCAGTTCCTCCTAATGCTAATATCGCCGCTATTCAGGGTACTGGAGCAGCAACTACTTTGTATATTTCCGAACTGACTGACTGATCATGGCTACTAGCGCATTTAACAAGTTCAACAGCTTCACCGAAGCTCTTGCTGAGAAGGTCCACAACCTCGGATCTGACACCCTTGAGGTGGCCCTGACCAACACCCTTCCGGTGGCGGGCAACACGGTGCTGGCAAACATCACTCAGATCTCCTACACCTTCCTCAATGCTCGTACCGTTACGGTGAGTGGTAGTGCTCAAACGAGTGGCGTCTATAAGCTCACCATCACGGACAAGACCCTCACCTCTACTGGTGGTTCTACTGGTCCGTTCCGGTATGTGGTGCTGTTCAACCAGACCGCAACCAACGACGAACTGATTGGTTGGTATGATTATGGTAGTTCCATTACCCTTGGCGATGGAGAATCACTTCTTCTCAACTTTGATGATGCCGCTGGTGTTCTGACGATTACCTGATACTATGACTTGCGATCTTTTTCTCATTAAGGGAAACGTTATTGAGAACATCATTTGCATTGAAAGCAAGGA